GATGTGACTTCAGCGACAGGTCAACTGATGCTCATGGAATTATCCGCAGAAACCGTTGCTGAGATTGCAGGAGTAGGTTCTGTTTGGCCACAATTAAATCGTGAGCAAATTGCCAAAGAAGTTTATCTGAAAGTACGTGCTGGATCGTCTGGTAGACCCAACAAGGCTGCTGAACTGGCTAACATGGAACGAGGCATGCCTTACCTGTTACAGTTGCCTGGTGTTAATCCCTACCCTCTAGCAAAACGATATGCTGACTTATTGGAAATTGATATCGATGAAATCGTCATCGAGGGTATGCCATCTATCACAGCACTCAACGCTCAAGTGGGCAGAGGTGGACAAGGTGGTGAAGGTACAGAAAATGATCCCAACCAACAAGGTGAGAGTGGTGCAAGTAATGCGCCATCAACTGTTGAAAACGAACAAGGCCCACAACCAAGCTATGAAACACCGTCAGCAGGTATGATGTAAAAAACATTTAAGTTGACTTATTTGGTATAGTTTGGCATATTTTAAACATGAACGTTGTGAAACGTGCAAACCCTTTGATGGAGATGATTATGCCGAAAGGTGACTCGGAGTCGTCAACCGAAAACGAACTAGACCAGAATGGTATAGAAGCTTCGTCTGCTTCAACGAATGAGGACATTAAAAATAATTCTGAAGACTCGTCCACTTTAGAAACATCAAAAGTCGATACTCGTACGACTCTTGACCTCGTAGAAGAGGCTATTAGTTCAGCGGATAAAGACCAAGATGAAACTAAGGGTAATCAGGAAGATGATTTAACTGAGTCTGAAGATAAGTCAAAAGATGAGTCGAAAGATAAATCTAAAGATAAATTTGAAGATGAAGATGATGAAGATTCTGAGGAAACTGAGGAGCAGCTTAAAGACTGGAAAAAACAGTTAAAGGCTGAAACTCGTGAACGGTTTGAGAAGCTTCAGAAACGTGATTTTGAGAAGAAACAAGAAATTGAATCTCTCAAAGCCAAGGTTCAAGAAGTTGAAGTAGACGCTGGTTTTAAACATCAGTACACTGAATTTCTCACTGGTAATAATATTACCAATGATGAAGCTAATACATTGTTTGATATTGGTGCAGCAATGAAACGTGACCCTAATAAGGCACTGGAATTAATGACACCTTATTATAATAGTTTATTAGAAGTTACTGGTAACGTTTTACCGCCTGACCTCGCACAGCAGGTGAAAGACGGATATATAAATGATAATCATGCGTATGAATTATCCCGTCAAAGAGCAACAATCAACCATGGTAAATCGGTTGCAATTGCTCAACAGCAAGCTACTCAACAAACTACTCAGAATAATAATCAAAAACTGAATGTTGATATTCAAGGGGCATTAGCTGGTCTTGAAAATCAATGGAAGGAATCAGACCCCGATTACAAAGTCAAATCTTCACGCATAGAGGATAAGATGAAACTGACGTGGTTTGAAATGAGCCGTAATGGTAAAATGCCAAGGTCTGTTGAGGAAGCAACTAGTATTGCTAATAAAATTAAGAGTGATGTGGAAACAGAAATGCGTTCATTTACTCGGAAAAAAGCAGTTAGTACCGTTGATAGCGGTGGTATTGCGCCCAACATAAAACCTGAGCCTAAATCTACGTTAGATATCATCAACCAAGTATGTGGGGGTTAATTTTTAATACTCATTTAACGGAGAAATAAGATGCCTTTTTCACTTCAGGAATTGGAAAATTCTGCTAACGCAACTATTGATTTTCACATGGATCAAGGGAAGATTTATTCTCAGACCATTCAAAATAAACCCCTTCTAAAAGCCTTTCAGGGTATAAATAAAACATTCCCTGGTGGTAAAGATTTGTTGACCATACGTGTTAAAGGTGAATACGATGATGACATTGAAGGTTGGGAAGGTGATGATGAGGTTGATTACAGCAACCCTGCTGACATCAAACAAGCTAGTTATCAGTACAAGCGTATTCATAAAGGTATTAAAGTTACCTATGATGAGTTACAGAAAAACGGTATTTCAATCAATGAAACTGTTACTGGTACTGGTGAATCAAACCATAGTAAGTCTGAAAAAATTCAGCTTGCTAACTTGTTGGATGATAAAATTGAAAGCATGATGGAAGGCCGCTCACGTGGTTTCAACAACATGTTCTGGCGTGATGGCACACAAGATTCTTCTCTTGTGCCAGGTGTCAAATCATTCATCACACGTGATCCTACAGCATCGTTGATTGTTGGTGGTATTGATCAATCATCTAATGATTGGTGGAGAAACTACGTCGATTTGAATATTTCAACAGCATCACCATCTAATTCTACGATTTCTCAAACCATTCAAAAAGGTATGCGTCAGATGGCCAAACGTGGCAATCCGAAGCATAAATTCTTTGCTGGTTCTGACTTTTTAGATGCATTAGAAAAAGAAATGCGAGCCAATGGTACTTATACCCAAAGTGGTTGGGCTAATAAAGGTGCAATTGACTTCAGTGTTTCTGATGCTGCGTTCAAAGGTTCAATACTTACCTATGATCCAACATTGGATGATGAAGGTGAGTCAAAGTATTTCTATACAATTGACTGCAATACGATTTACCCAATATATATGGACGGTGAGAAAAATAAGAAACACTCACCTGCAAGACCTGCCAGTAAGTATGTGCTTTATCGTGCTGTTACTGATGTTCTTGGAATGGTATGCAGACAACGTAACACGAGTGGTGTTTTCAGCATCGCATAATGTTTCGGTAAATTATATTTAGTTAAAAATTTTTGAGGACAATAAAATGTTTAAAATTACTAGCACTACTCTAGGGTCAGCAGTTGTTTCAGGAGGTACGATTACTTTTTCGTACCCTGATAACACAAGTGCCGGCAACTTTGCCAATTATGGTCACAAACTTTGGGTCGATAAGCACCAAAAATTGTACCTACAACCTGCAAGTTTCACCGTGTCATTGGGTGCTTCAAACATCACAGTGACATATAATGGTACGACAAGCATCCCTACTGGGGCACAAGTCAAACTTGAAGTTGGTATCGAAGGCTCAGACGATGGTGATTCTGTCACCAGCATTGATGAAACAGTCAATAATACAGTTCTTGGTGAAGTGGTTCGTGTGGACTTAGGTTCAGCCGATGCCGCAGATACCAATGGGTTTTGTGTTTCACAAAACTTAACTGCTGCTGGTGTATTTTCAGTCAGTGTTACCGCTGCGGCTGCTATCGCTGCTGGTGCATTGGGCGGAATTGCAGATGTTGCACGTAATGTCGTGGCAGCATGGACTGGTACCGCTGTTCTTACCGTAACAGGTACGGATGAGTACGGTAAAGTTCTAGTTGAATCATCTGCTTCAGGTACAACATTTACTGGATTGAAAACATTTAAGACCGTAACTGGTATTTCTGTTTCATCTAACGTTACCTCACTTACTGTTGGAACAGGTGTTAATCTTGGTCTACCGTTATTCGTTGGTGATGCTGGCAGCATTATTGCTGAATATGAAGGTGGCACTCAGTTGGTACGGAACAACGGTAAAATGTACCTTCAAGGTCACATGCTAGAAGCCGCTGTTGATGCTGGAACATCATTGGAGCTTGTATCACCAGTAGCTGGTAACATTAAGAAAGTTACTACTGTTGCTCGTGGTACAATCACCACTGGTGGTGCAATTACTGTTGAAGTAGGTGGAACATTGGTTAATGGTTTATCAGTAACAATCGCTAACAGTGCTTCTGCTGGTGATGTTGATTCTGACACACCAACAGCAGGTCATGCTACCACAGCCGTTGCAGTAGGTGATAGGATTGAAATTATCCCTGCTTCTGCGTTTAATGGTTCTGCCGATATATTCGTCATTGTTGAGATTGAACTTGATTCTGCCGAACAATTATCTGGCACATTTGTTGCAGGTTCAACCGTTGCTGCTACCGCATTGACTGGTGATGTTCGTGGTACTTATACACCATTTACAACACCTGATGGTGGAACTGCTGAATCGCTGTTCCTATTGACCACAGACCCTAAATACTTAGGGCTTGCTCAATACGCAGGTTAATTATATTATAGTGATGGGTGGCGTTCGCCACGTCACCCATTTATTTTAAAATCACGTACAAGGGCAATGTTATGTACTCCTACAATATTACTTTAAGATTAAACGGTGCTTTAACAAGTGAAGTGCGAAAAATTGTCACCGCACCAGAATTTCTAATCATGCAATATATTCATGGTAAGGATTCAATACACAATGTTAAAGAAATTAAGAATGAAAACGTTAATCAACCATCGGAACGTAGAAGGTTGATAAGCATATATGACAAGGCTTTAAAACGTAAGAAACAAACAGTTGAAAGTATTTTTGGTGCGCTTGGTCAATTACCGAAACGTCTGCCCGATGATGTGATGGAAAGACATAACATCGATGGTACTGTGGAATTTGAAGAAGTTGGTAGAATCAAAGCTGGTATTGCTGATAAATATAATAAGAATGAGCCAAGAAACGAAGAAGAATTGAAGAATTTAGAAAACGTATCATCTTCGGATGAAGTTAACATTGCTGATTTATTGGGGTAAAACATGGCACGAGGTACACAACTTTTAGCATTAGTGGCTCAGTTACGTGCTAAAACTGGTCGTACCCAGAAAGTCGCTGTAGGCGTTGATGAGCTTGATAATCTCAAGGAAATGATCAGGGATACTCAAGAGCGACTTTATGATGATAACGACTGGAATCATCTTCGTGTCCAAAAATCTTTAAGTTTAGCAGCAGGTCAACGTTATTATGACATGCCAGACGGTCTTAATTTTGATCGCATTGAAACGATCAAATTATACCGCAATGGTGTTTACATCGACATTGACCGTGGAATAGACCTTACAGACTACTCAGGCTATGACAGCAACGCTGCTGTGCCTGAGAGAGCCGATCCTGTTCAAAAATGGGATGTACGCTTTACAGGGTCATCTGAACAAATTGAAGTGTTCCCTATTCCTGTATCAAACGTTCAGAAATTATATTTTACAGGTACGACTAATCTACCCCCACTCATTCAAGATTCAGACACTGCTGTTATCGATGATAGATTGATCGTATTATATGTTGCTGCTGAAATACTTGCCCGACAAGGTGCAAAAGACGCACAAGCAAAACTTGAGCAAGCAAACAATAGATTGACAAGGCTTAAGGGTAATGAAAGTAAAGCGAGTAAGCCAATCCAAATGGGATTGGGCGGAAACTCAAATTTCCCTAATAGTTATAGAACAACAATTACGGTGAGTAATTAATGCCTTATACCCAGCTTCAGGATATTCGTCTTGGGATGGACAGATCACGTGCTTCACGTGTGGTTTCTGAATTGGGTTCTGCTTGGACAATCAAAAATGCTCATTTAACTCGTGGTGGCGATATTCAACGTGCAAAAAAATTCGTTAAAATCGATGACTTCCCCACTACCACAAAAGGTTTATCGTCAATAAATAATACGTTATACACAAACGGTTATGATGCTGCCCAAGCAGGTAATGTGCCATCAGGTGTCAATCACCTTTTAACTCAACACCCTACTGCCTCAACAGCAATGGTTAGTGTTTTAGATACTGAAGGTTTTGACGGTGAATTATACTCAATAATAAGTTTTGATGATGGTAACATTTATCATTACCTTGGCACGACTAGGGTTACTGATTGGGATACATTATCAACAACTATTGGTAGCAATAGTGCTGTAGCGTCTGCATTATCGGCAGCAATCACTCAATCAGCAGCCGTGAACACAAGTGTTGCTTCAAATGTCGTAACAGTGACATCGGCCACCGCTGGCACATCATTTACTATCGGCACCAGTGCCGTAAACAATGGTTCTGTTAATGACCAGACAATAACCGCTGTAGAAAGTGTTGCGAACGTGGTTGCAGTTGAAGAAGTATTATCTTCAGTTGTCATCACTGTAACAGGTGGTACATCATCAGCAGGTGTTAATAAAGTAAATTCCGTCACCATCAATGGTGTTGATATTTTAGGTGCGGCTGTTGATTGGGTGACATCGAATACAGCCACCGCTGCGGCACTCAAAGCACAAATGGATAGTTACACATCATCACCAGAATACACTATAAGTGTTGATGGGCCAGCACTGACCATAACAGCAATTGACGGCACAGGTGCAGCACCGAACGCATTCAATGTTGTCACAACCGTTGCAGGTGATGTAACAGCGTCAAACGCAAGCACTATGTCAAATGGTGTCACAGCAGTTTCAGCCGTAGCTCAAGCATATCAGGTCACAGTGGGTGGAACATTCGAGGTTGCGGATCAGTTCACTGTCACGATTAACAGTGCAGAGGTGTTTATTGTAACAGGTGGGTCATCTGGTACTGGTACGACAATATTGACTTTTAAATCAAAAATGTATTCTACCGCTTCATCAAACTTGTATTTTTGCGCCCTTAATGCGCCCACACAATGGGTGTCGGGTATTGATTATGGTTTTATCAATATGGCATCGCAAACAGCAGGGCAAGAGATATTAACCGCTGCTGCTGAGTATCAGGGTTTAATGGCTGTATTTTCACAGTCACAAATCAGGGTATGGTCAATATCTGAAGATTCAGAGGCTAATGTTTTTCTGCAAACATTGCAGAATACTGGAACGGTTGCACCATCTTCTGTTATTTCATATGGTAACAATGATGTTTTCTATCTGTCAACATCAGGTATTCGTTCAATTAAGGCTAGGGGTAATTCTGACTCAGCATATGTTTCAGATGTTGGTACATCCATTGACTCAGATGTTACAGATTATATTAGCACATTAACTGACGCACAAGTTGCTT